TATGACATGGGCGAGATCGTCAGCCGTTGCCGCCGTGTGCAGATCAGCCCGACCGCGAACGGAATCAAAATCCCCGGCATCGACGAAACCAGCCGCGCGACCGGCAGCCGGTGGGGTGGCGTTCAAGCCTACTGGGTTGGTGAAGGCGATGCTGCGACCGCGACGAAGCCGAAGTTCCGCCTGATCGAGCTCGACCTCAAGAAACTGATGGCCATCTGGTATGTGACCGATGAGCTTTTGCAAGACGCCCCGGCGCTGACGAGCATCGCCAACGAAGCGTTCTCGGAAGAAATCACGTTCATGCTGGAAAACGCGATCGTTCGCGGCACCGGCGCCGGACAGCCGCAGGGCTATCTCAACGCCTCCTGCGCTGTACAGGTACCGATTGAGAAGGGCCAAGCGACTCAGACGATCCTGTACCAGAACCTCCTCAACATGTGGTCCCGCATGTGGGCTCGGTCGCGTTTTGATGCGGTCTGGTTTATCAACCAGGACGTTGAGCGGCAGCTCTACCAGGTCAACCAAGTCATCGGCACGGCGGGCGTCCCCGTCTACATGCCGCCTGGCGGAATCAGCGAGAAGCCCTACGCCACCCTATTCGGCCGCCCCGTCATCCCGACCGAATACAGCGCCACGCTGGGCACGCCGGGTGACATCTCGCTGGTCGACATGAGCCAGTATGTCGTGGCTGACAAGAACGCCATGCAGCAGGCCGTGTCCATCCACGTCCAATTCCTGACCGATCAGACGGCGTTCCGCCTGACTTATCGTTGCGATGGTCAGCCGATCTGGCAGGCGCCACTGACCCCGTTCCAGGGCACTCAGACGAAGTCGCCTTTTATTACGTTGGCACAACGCTAGATTTCGGAGTAAAAATTCAAGCAGGCGAGGTGCGTCAACACCCCGCCGGCTCTGACCATCAACCGCGCTGGAGGCGCAAGAAATGGCTGACGATCAGCATACCGCAAAAGTGTGCTCAGCGTGCAAGGTCAATATTTTGATCGAAGGATTCTACAAGGATCGCGGGGCGAAAGATGGCCGAGCCAGAAGATGTATTGTGTGCCAAAAGGCACATTTGAGGACCTACCGGGCGGTTAACTCCAGCAAGATTGTTGCCCAGAAAAAGACTTGGTATGCGCGGAATGCTGAAAAGCAGCGCGCCCGAGTAAAGCGGTGGGCAGAAGACAATCCGGATCGATTGGCTTTGCGCAAGGCGGCCCTTTACCAAAAGGACCTAATGGCCAGCCGAGAGCGTGGGCGCATAAGGGCTGCGGCGTGGCGGGCCGCAGATATCGACCATGCGAAGTCCGTAGTTCGCAGGAACTCAATGGCTTGGCGCGAAGAGCACAAGTTTGAGGCGCGGTATCAATTGGAAAACAGGGTGCGGCGATCCATGCACCGATCGCTTAAGGGAACCGGTATTAAGGGCGCGTTGCGGCACCTCGATTACTCGCTAGATGAGCTGCGGACCAGACTGTTTCTGACCATTCCGGTCGGATACACATGGGGCGACTTCCTGGCGGGTGAGTTGCATGTCGACCATATTCGGCCCATCGCATCATTCAACTATGTGTCTGTTGAAGACTCTGAATTTAGGGATTGCTGGTCCCTCCTAAATCTTCAGCTCCTGACGGGTCAGGACAACCGGAAGAAAAGCGCTCGCCTCGACTGGACTCCGGCCTGCAAGTTGGCCGCGTAAGAAATCGTTAATCGGAGCCGCGAGGCTCTAACCCCACAAGGCACCCGATTGGGTGCCTTTTTTGTTGGAGATCGTTATGGCTCGGAACTACAGGTTGTGGGAAAATGCCCAGATCGTCTCGCTGCTGAAGCCCGCCGCCGACGCCGCCGGACGCACGTCCACCTACGTCTCTCTGGCCAACGGCCACAAGGCGTTCATCCTGGCCTACATCACGCAGGGCAACGCAGCGACTGTCGCGCTTACGCCGTTGCAGGCTCAGGACAGCGCCGGCACCAACTCAAAGGGGCTGACGGCCGCCGCGCCGATCGCCGTCAATCTGGATACCGATACGGTCCCTTCGGATCTGCTGACCATTGTCGCAAATGCGACGAGCTATACGACCGATGCTGGCGTGAAAACCAAGCTGGTCATGTTTGAAATCGATCCGATCGAGAGCATGGACCTGAACAACACTACGTCGCTCAACGCGTCCGGCCAGCAGCAGCCGTTCAACCATATCGCGATTCAGACCGGCGCATCCAACGCGGCGAATATTACCTCCGCGCTGCTGATCATCACGCCGATTCGCTTCGCTCAACTCAATCCGCCGACAGCCAACGTCTGATGCGCGGCGGCTTCGGCCGCCGACCCTCCCCTTCGCATTACGGAGTTACCCGAAATGACCACGATCGTCGGCTCGCGCCGGGATGCGGACGGCAACAGTACGTCCTTCTATGACACCAATACGCAGGAGACGCTGGTGCGGCTCCTGCCCGCGATGATTGACGAAGATTTTGTCGGGGCCGGGCATGCGTCCATCCCTGCGGCGGGCTCTCCGGCGACCGGCTATCCGTGGGTCAAAAAGACGGTTCAGACGAGCGGCGCTCCGTCCGTCGCCATCGTGGCGAATGCCGCGGGCGGCATTGTGCAGGCGGCTCTCGATGCTACTTCGGAAAAGCAAGAGGCATCGCTTTACGCGAATGACCAGCTCAACTGGGATCTGACAAAAGGTGCCGTTTGGGAAGGCCGCATCGCCACCTCCGTGCTGCCCAGCGTGACAGGCGTCGAGATGGTGTTTGGCCTCCAGAGCGCCTGGATCGACGGTCCGGACAACGCCAGTTTTTACGCGCGCTTCCAGCTTAATGGCAGCGGCCTGGTCAATATGCAGACCAAGGATGGCGTCAACACGCTGTCATTTTCGACCGGCGTGACGCTTGTGGCCGCGGCGTTCCACATCTTCCGTATTGATGCGGCTGATCCGACCAATATTGTCTTCACAATTGACGGGGTGCGCGTCAACACGACCGGCCAGTTGTCTTTTGCGGCAACGGGCGCGAGTGCTGTGCTCCAACCCTACGCCTCGGTGTATAAGGCGAGCGGCACCGGCGTTGGCTCGCTCCAGATCGACATGCTCCAAATTGCAGCAAACCGGGTCTGATCGGCCTTTTTTTAGGAGGCCGCTATGGCTCTGCCGCTTAATCTTCAAAACTACCCTGCCCTGATCGCCGCCGGAGCATCGCTGTCCGCAGTGGTGTCGATCGGTGCGGGGTTGCTCGTAGGCATCCTGGTTCCGTCGGGGTGGACTGCGGCATCTCTGACATTCCAAACGTCAGTCGACGGCGTGAACTGGTTTGATGTCTATGATAACCTCAGCAATGAGCTGACGGTAACGGTGGCATCCACGGGAGGATGCTATATCCTATTCGACCCGAATGAATGGCTTGGGGTCAACATGCTGCGGGTCCGATCCGGAACCACGGCAGCCCCGGTCACCCAGGTCGCTGCCGCTTCCATCACGCTCATCACGCGCGCGCAGGAGTGGTGATGCGGACGGGGCAGTATGCGGATCGCATGATTGGCGAGCGAGGCAAGGTTGAGCGCGCGGCGTGCCCTCGCGAATTGAAACGGCGGCCCCTTCCGCCCGCAAAGAAGCAAGACCCTAAGCCGGACAGCGCCACAAAAAAGGCCTGACCTATGCTGACGACCTTGACTGTCGTGACGCCGCCGGCTGAAGAGCCCGTGACGCTGGCGCAGATCAGCTCTCACCTTAGAATCGACACGACCGACGACCAGGATTTGCTGGTCATGTACGGGACATCAGCCCGCATGATGGTCGAGGCCTATTTGTCCAGAACGCTGATCACGACAGAATTCTTGTGGGTTGCCGCTCCAGAGAAATTCAGCCGCTGGCGATCTGTAAGGCGGTTTGATAGCCCTCTGGAGCTTCCGCGTTCGCCAGTCCAGACGGTCAACTCGGTGATCCTGCGCGATATTCTAGGTAACGACACGACCCTTGACCCATCGACCTATGTCGTCGATGCGGATTTGAATCCTGCTCAGCTTCGGCTTCTTTATTGGACAGAGCAAATTCCAGTCTGCACGCCAATTGAGCATATTCGTGTCAATTTTGACGCCGGGTATGGCACCGATGCAACGAATATCCCTATGCCGATCATCAACTCTATTCTGGTGACTGCGGCCTTCCTCTACGAAAACCGCGGCGACCAGGGTGGTGACATTCCCATGGCGGCGCAGTGGTTGCTTGATCCCTATCGCGTGCAGTATTTCGGTGGCTGAACCGGAAGACGTTCGCATCGGCCGCCTTCGCTGGCCGGTCTATCTCGCCACACGCGATCAGATTGCGCAGATCCCAGGGCGCAGCCCAGGGCCGGGAACTGGCATTGAAGAGACGCCGCAAGGCGCCATCCTTGTGCATGCCGACATCCAAGCCGTCGGTGCCCTCACTTTCTGGGGTGGCACGCAGGTCGACGCTCCCATCACGCATCGCATTTTCATTCGCTGGATTGATGCTGTCGACAACACGGCGGTCGTGATCCGCCAGACCTTCCGCAAGAACGAGAGCATCCGCACTGAGCGGTTCAGGGTGCGTCGATGGAAAGAGCTTGGCGGCAGGAAACGCTTTGCGTTGCTTGAGGTCGAATTGGAGCAGTACGAAACCTAATGCCCTTTGCTCTAAAAATTACGGTTCCGACAGTCGCGCTGGTATATGACAAGAAAATTTTAAAGCAAACGCTGCGTGTGGCCGGAAACGAGGTCGCGGGCGCAACCCGGCAGCTGATTCGCAAAAGCGTCGGCGGCGGTAGGATCTACTATGGCGCCGGTGGTTCGGCCGCGAAATACCGTGGCGGCTACAAGTCGGGGAAGTACATAGCCTCGGCCCCAGGTCAAGCGCCTGTCAGCGTAACGGGAACGTTGTTGAGATCCATCAAGGTCCGTCCATTTAAAAACGGCGAAGGCGTTGCGGTTCGCGAAAGTGCTTTCTACGCTTTGTTCCTTTCGGTTGGTGCTAGGGGTGGTGTCGGATCGGGTAAATTTGGCGTCAAAGGGCGCCGAAACAAGCGGGGCATCGTTGGATCCCGCGTCCTAAAACCCAGGCCTTCTCTGACGACTGCGCTTGCTGCTCGTCAAACATCTCTTGCGAGCCGGGTTGAAGCGGCGGCCGTCGCCGGCATCCGCATGCAGCGGGTGAAAAAGTGAACCTCTCGTCTGTCATCTTGCAGATCAAGGCCTTGGCGCCCGTGTTCAACGGCAACGTCGCCGGCGCTGCGGCTTTCGCGGTCGGGGTGTCGGACCAGACATGGCTGCCGCAGCCGGCCGCCTATGTGATGCCGACGGAGGAATCCGCGGGGCCGAACGATCAGCAAAATGGTCTGCGTCAGACGATAACCGAGCGCTTCGAGGTGGTTGTCTCGCTCGACAACCGCGCTGATCGCCGCGGACAATCGTCGGCGGAGCAGCTCGACTCATTCAAGAGCGTCATTTTCAAAGCGATTCTAGGGTGGAGGCCCGATTCCACCGCCGACGCGCCGAGTTATCAACTCGGCAACCCATTCCCCGATCGATCGTCGCGGGGCTTGCGCTACGCCGGCGGAGAACTCCGCGAATTCGACCGCGCGCGGTTCTTTTGGGCATTCATCTTTGAACTTGACGTTCTGATCGAGGCGCAATGGGACGGCTGGACGCCGCCGGCGGTTTCGCTGAACGAGATTCAGGTAAATCCGCCACAAGGCAGCTTCGCAAGTTTCGATGCCCCCATCACGCAGGACAGCAGCCCATGAAAGTCTACCCCGTTCCCGGTGGTGAAGGCCTCCGCGACCCGCGCACCAAACGGCGCATCCCCGCTGAAGGCTTGGAAGTGCCCGAGGACAATTTCTGGCGTCGGCGCCTGGCCCACGGAGACGTGACGCTTGATGCGCCGAAAGTAGAGGCGGCAGAAAAGGTCGCCGAACTTGAGGAGGTCGATCCCGAGACATGGAAGCCTGAGCCTGGTCACAACCTAGACGGCACTGTGTCACCCGCCCCCGGCTCGCTCGCCGCAGAAGAGCATTTTCCGGATCCACCTGCCGTCGCAGAGGGCGCCGTTTGATCAAACCCGCTTCGGCGGGTCTTTTGTTGCCCTAAACGGCCCCTCGGCAAGGCCGCCCGCAGCGTCGCGAGACGCCGCTTTCCCTTAGACGGAGCCCGCTCGCATGAGTGCGTCAATCAGCATCCCTGGCTATCCCGACAGCAATCGCGTTCCGGGCACCTACTTCACACCCCAGCCGCAAGGGCAGATTGGCCAGCAAAACCAGCGGGCGCTCATCATCGCGCCGATGCTGGCGGCTGGAACGGCGGCGCCGAATATCCCGCAGATCAGCGCCGGCCTCGCCGACGCGCAGGCGAAATATGGCTTGGCCTCGATCGCTGCGCAGATGGTGGCCGACTATCTTCAGCAGGACAGTTTCGG